AGCCCTATTGACAGCATTGTCGATGAGATTGTAAATGGGTCTTGCTTTGGCCTGACATCCACAAATGCCGATGAACTGGTAGTGGATTATCTTGCTAATCCCACCGGCTGGGCTGAACGGACGATGGAGAAAATCAAAAAGGCAAATTCCGGGCAGCATGGACGCCTATACGGGATTACATTGGCTGTGGTGGAAGAGTTGACGGAAGAGTATATGAGAAAGTACAATAGTCCGAACACTCAGGAAATAATGTTCAGGCTTCTTGTGGAACTTGCTAAGCAATACAAAACCGTTCGCCTTGTACTGAACATCAACGGTAAAACGACCGAAGTAAAGTATCCGGTCAAAGGTATGATGAACAGTGATATCCTGTACGGTGGAGGTTTCTCGACTTGCAACATCACCCCGCGCAGTGAAGAAAATCGCATCGAGGAGTTTATCGCGAACAACGATTCCCAACTCGAAGACAATCGCAGAATTCCCATCAAGTACATTCCCGAAGTCTATTACGGAAATAAGTTGATTTGGAAGAATCCGAATTTTGCAAACACCTGATTCCCAAAAAGGAGGAAATCGAAAATATGATTGCCAAAATCGGTAAAATGATGACAAAAAGGGAAGATAAATCGTTTTCCTACGAAGAACTTGCCGCAATGCTGAAAACCAGCCCTGATGCCCTCAAAACATTCGAGGACGCCTATAAGAAACAGGTGCTGGACAGCGGGGCATTATCCGAGAACTTCTTACAGTGGGATACCGCTACTGTCAAGGCTATGCTCGACAAGAGGGTGCCGTTTACACGGGACCTCGAAGCGCTTATCGACCGTATCGTAGGTGAGTTAACAGATGGTACTCGCCTGTACATCTACAACGAAAAACGCGGCGGATACTATGTGAACTATGCGGCATCTCGATACGCTGTAACGGTAACGAACGATGACCTGAAAAAATACCCGGAAGAACTCAGACCTCAGCTGACAGGAAATCTTGCGAAGGTCGATATTTCGGAGCCATCGTATAAGATTCTGCTTCAGAATTACGCCGGGTACAAGGATGCACGCGATGACCGCATGAAAAAGTTCTACTACAACCTGTTCCGTCAGGGTCTTGATATTCTTGACCTCGACGACTTCACCTACCAGATGCTCGAAATGAATCCCAACACGATGGGATTCTGGCTTCCACCGCTGGCAAAAGCGTTGTGCGGGAACAAGTTCTTCAGGATTCCTGATACCAAGATTTTGCGTGTTCCGCTGCCGATGCTGCAGCTCACTCGCCTTGGCTTTGAAACCCTGAATCCAGTGACCAAGGAAATCGTGAACCGCTATTGCAAGCGGATATTCAAGCTGGATGAGCACGAGGATTACTTCATCAAGACCGGAACTTATTCTTCCAAGTATGAGTTCCGCAACGCTCATATCCATGACACGAAGGAAATCAATGAGATGGGCGAGTATTTCCTGTTCCTGAATCATCTGACCTGTTCTATGGCTTCGCCGTTGAACAATATCTGCTTCTATGGTGCTAATACAACGAACGAGTGGGTGCTAAGGGAATATATCAAGGACAAGGAACACAACCCGACCATCTACAACGGTTTGCCGCTGCACACTGAATTCCGCGTATTCGTCGATTTCGACGCTGATGAGGTGCTGGGTATCAGTCCTTATTGGCGTGCCGATGTGATGAAGGGCAAGTTCAAGAATGCAAGTACGCCGCAGGAACGCCACGACTATGTCATCTATCAGATGCACGAGGATATCCTGCAATCTCGATACGATGACAGTGCTCGGATGATTCTGGAGGAAATCAAGAAGATTCTTCCCGCTGTCGAACTGGTAGGGCAGTGGAGTATTGATGTGATGCGTAATGGTGATGATTATTACATCATCGACATGGCGCTCGCTGAAAACTCCGCTCTGAACGATTGCGTGCCTAGGGAGAAACTTCGTGCCTACCCGCAGCAGTGGTTGCCTATGGCTGCGAACAGCTGAAAAAGGAGTCTACCCTATGTCTGCCACTCGGAGTTGAACGCTATCCTCAACGCCGGGAAAGACCTGCACGGGTCTACGATGTATGTCACGCTTTTCCCGTGCAACGAGTGTGCGAAAGCAATCATTCAGAGCGGGATAAAGCGTATCGTATATCTTGACGACAAGTACCGGGATGCGAACAACAATGTCGCTGCACGACACATGTTCAAGATTACCGGGGTAGAGACTAAGAAATACGAGCCCAGTGCCCGCAACATCTCGCTGAACCTGTAATCATCACAGCCGGTCTAAAGACCGCCACAAAAATAAGGAGTACAACAATACAACAATGAAAATCCATCATACTGCGCTTGGCGTATGCGACACCTACGAGGTCGTAACGGAACCGCCTCTCGGCTATATCATTTGGAATATCGGCGATAATGCACCGGAAGGCTATCTCCCGTTCTGCAGACTCAAATTTATGCAGCCGTTTGAGGGCGGACGCGAAATTGACTCGGATACCCTGAAAGCCATGAAGTGTGACGGTGCAAGGGAAATCTTAGCCGCCACCGGACTGGGTGCCGAAACCTCCGCCGAAATGAAGAAGTTCATCAAGAAGCACGAACGCAACCCCCGCAAGAGTTGGGAGTGCGAAAGAATGCGTGCCGCTATCCCGTATCTTGAGAAAATCGGAATGTGATACCATCGAGCCGTCTCCGCATTGGAGGCGGCTTTTCTTTGTTTATCGTCAGATTCCTGTGTCCGGTAATTTCTCTCTCAATGTTGCATAATCGTGCGAACCGGATACAATAGAAAATATCGAGACGACGCAAAGAGGTGAGAACACTTTGGAACAGCTTGAAATAATCATTCCGGGCGGTCAGAAACTCTCCGTCCGTGATTTTGTTGAATGGGAATATAACGGCGGCAAGGCGGATTTTCAGCCGGATGAACACTATCCTCTATGGGGGACTATTCCTATTGAGGATAAGTTGCGATATATTGCAATCAGTGTGTTTGGTGATTTGGCGAGTTACGGAAAATACAACAACCGAATCGGCGTTACGGACGGTGAGTCGGAGCACTACTTCTACTTCACGGTTCAGGGCAAGGATGAAGATATTCTTCTCGCCTTGAATGTCATGCTGAATGTGATATATACGAGCGCAGAGGGGAAATGCCGCAAGGAAACCGGCACATCTTTCGCGGAACTGCCACTGATGCAGAGATTCGATGCCATCACCCGATACATCGAAGACGAGTTTGAGACCTGCCTTATGATGCTTTCCGGTATCCCGTACATGCAGTGGACCTGAATTCGTAAAAAGTTGTTGCACATTCGTGCGAATTGGGTAAAATGAAGACTGTAAGGTGAATCAGTGGGTGAGTTTTTTGCCCGCATCACGCGAAAAAAAGTGAATACTGAATACAAGAAGCAAGTTCTTTCGGGAGCTTGCTTCTTGTATTTTGGGAGGTTTCTATGACGCATAAGAAGTTGCTGGAACGCAATCGAAAAATTACCGATGCACTGAAAAATGGCGCAAAGGTCACGGACCTCGCGCAGGAGCACGGACTCAGCCCACAAACCGTCTACCATATCGCACAGGCTGAGATGGAGAAGCGGCGGAAAGTGACTTTTACGGAGTGGAAGGACAACCGCAACGACGAGATTCGCAACCAGTATCAGGAAGGCATTTCAGCCGAAGAACTGGCAACAGCTTTTAACCTTAACCGCGCCACGATTTTTCGTATTCTGAAAGAAGGCGGGGACTCCTACCACCGGCACCTCGACACGAAAATCGAGACCTCTACTTTGCGCCGCATTAAAGATTTCAAGCAGGGGTTTGTGGACTACGCGAAGAAGAACCCCAACACGCCGGTCGAGAACCTTGCTCGGGAATACGGTATCAGTCCCTCTTCCGGATTCAAGTATCTTCATGAGGCCGGTATCTATCGCGGCAAGGGACGCAAAAAGAAGGCAGCAAAGCCTAAGGGGTGAACCAGTAATGGGGAAAAAGAAAGCAACCCGCAGCGAAATCATCGAGCGAAACAGGAAGATTGTCAAAGACTATGAGGACGGGCTATCGTTTGAGCAGCTGTCCGAGAAATACGGGCTTTGCGTCAGGACCTGCTATCGCGCTCTCGATGAAGAACAACAGGCGCAGCGCATTGCGGAAGAACAGGACCATGCCAATCTGGTCGATAAAATCGTGGCGGAGTATCAGAAGAATACAGCTGTCCGCGACATTGCCGAAAAGTACGGTGTTTCCATTGGGTATTGCAGTGCCATTGCTGTTCAGGCCGGAATCAGCAACAAAGAACTCAGTCACCGTCGCATCACCCGCCGTCAGCAAAAACGCAACGATGAAATCTTCGAGAAATACCAAAACGGCATCGACGCCAAAGACCTCGCTAAGGCATACCATTATTCCTTGCCGGGTATTTACAGTATCATCCGGCGCGTTAGAAAACAGAAATGTAAAAGAGACTAAGTCCCCTGCATGATGTTGCAGGGGTCTTTTTTTATGAGGGAGGTAAATCTAGTGAACGATAACGAACGGACATTGCTTCGGTATGTGGTGGAAGGGGATATTCGGAAATCTCAGCAGCAGGCGAAAATCGTGTTGGAGGGGCTTACTACTGTCAAGGACAAAGCGTTCAAGGAAACCTGTCTGCGAACACTTGCAAGTAAAAGTCCTACGCTAATCGAACTGCCATATAACCTGCAGGGGCTTTTGGTAGCGGAAGATTTGAGTGCTTTCCGAGAAGACCGGTTCCTCATCCGAGACGACGAGAAAGCGGTCATAGAAAAGATGTGCAAGACGCGCCGTGCTGCGCTGCGGTTGCAGGAGATGGGGATTCACTATACGAGTTCTCTTTTACTCATGGGCGAGCCGGGAACCGGAAAGACTGAATTGGCGCGGTATATCGCTTATACGACGAACCTTCCTTTCGTGTACACGAATTTCTCCGGTATGGTGAATTCCGCTCTGGGCAAAACACAGAAAAATATCGGTATGGTATTCGACTATGCAAGAAAAAGTCCGTGCGTGCTCTGCCTCGATGAGATTGACGCTATCGGGACACGGCGCGGCGGCAAGGACGATGTTGCGGAAATGAACCGTGTGACGATTGCCCTGATGCAGGAGCTTGACCGACTCGGCAACGACATCATCCTTGTCGGGACCACGAACCGTCCCGATACGCTGGACGATGCTCTGCTCCGGCGCTTCACCTTTGGGCATACGGTAAGACCTCTGTGCCGGGACGATGCGCGTACCCTCGCAAGGATGTTCTTTGCATCAGTAGGGTATTCGGCATCCGATGCGGAAATTGAATCGCTGCTCGATGACACTTCACAGTATTATACCGCAAGCAAAATCACGAATCTTTGCATCGACCATATCATCGACTGGGTAGCAAATCAGGAGGATACACCATGCATCGGAAAAGTTTAACCGGAGAAGCAAAGCTGAACCGCGATAAGGCAATGCTGAACGATTATATCGCCGGTATGCACATCGCGGAATTGGCTGAAAAATACGGTATCGGCTGCACGAATGTTAAGAAATCCCTTGAAGTGTTAGAGGGTTTTGATGCTGTGCGCCGCAATGACCGCAAAAGCCCGAATCGGAAACCCAACAATCAGAAACGATTGTCGAAAGCCGACATGGAGCAGCGGAATATTGAGATTGCGCAAGACTACAAAAACGGGGCCTGGACCTTTGAAATCGCTGAGAAATACAATCTCTCTGGACAACAGGTCTATCATATCCTGCGCAGAAGCCCTGATTATACCCCGCACAAAGAGAATATCGGGTCAGCTGTACAGTTCAAGAAACGCAAACGCAATGCTGAAATCGTTGCGGATGTCAGGGCAAATCCGTACATGACTGTCGGAGAAATCATGGACAAGTATGGGTTATCGGAATCCACAACCTATCAGGTATTTCGAGAAGCTGGGCATCCGATTTCTGGTGGTCTTGTCCGTTTCGGCCCTGAACCGCCTATGAACATTCCGGAATTCAAGCACAGCCCGAAAGTATTAGGGCTGCGGCGTGAAGCCTTGGAAGACACCAAGACCCCGGAGGAAATCGAAGTGCGGAACAACGATATCCTGAGAGACTACAAAGCGGGTGTCAAGGTAGAGAATATCGCAGTACGGTACAATGTCACGCCGCGATTCATTGCGGGGCTTATACAGAAACACCGGGCACATCACCCCCTCTACCGCAAGAACCTGCGCGGCAACGCTAAAATGAAGAAGAAGCTGCCGGAAGAAGTCTGCGAAGGGATTGCAGTAGAATACCAGAACGGGAAAAGCGTCTCCGACATTGCTAAAGACCATAAGATTGCCGTGGGTCAGACCTATAAGATTCTGCATGACTACGGAAAGCTTTCTGAATCGCTGACAGAAGCCGAAACTCGTAAAGCCACGCAAAGTCGTTCTCCTATCACGGATAATGTAAAAGCCCGAAACCGGGAATTTGCGGAATTTGCACGGATGAATACCGGCAAAAATCTGCGTGACCTTGCGGATATATATGGTATCTCCTACAGCACAGCTGTAAATATCGCAAAGTCCGAAAACATCCATAAACGGGCAGGGGTGGTTGTACCGTGAGAGATTTCGAGTGGCGGTATCGCAGGCATCGTGGCACGGTAGCAGAGGAATGTCCCCGCGTTGCTGCTATGTGGCATCCGACAGCCAATTCTGTATCGCCGCAGGAAGTCACCTGCGGCAGCAATCGTAAAATCGCTCTTATCTGCCCGAAATGCGGATACGGAAAGAACGGAGAATGGCGTCCCTCTATCGCCGGTGCCTGTCGAACAGGCGGCGGATGCCCGGCGTGTTCCGGAAAAGTCCTTGTCGAAGGTGTCAATGATGTAGCTACCGTACATCCCGAAATCGCTGCACAGTGGCATCCGACACTTAATGAGTTCCCGCCCACGCGAGTGACTTCCGGAAGCGCAAAGCATGTATACCTTGTCTGCAAGGATTGCGGGTACGGCGCAAACGGAGAATGGCATCCGATGATTGCTTTTGCCTGCGGGTCCGGGGGAGTACATACCGGATGTCCCGAATGCGCCAGAAACTCACTGAGAAAGGCCATGAGAGCCCACTACACCAAAACAGCAAGGAAACCTGTAGTATCAGTTGCATGCCCTCAAATCGCCGCTTTGTGGCATCCTGAAAACGAATTCGGCCCCGACATGTATACGACCGGCAGCTGCAAAAATATCCCGCTCGTATGCACCGCATGCGGGTACGGCAAAGACAAAGACTGGACGCCTTCGATTGCTGACGTTTGCCGGAAAGGCGCAAAGTGCCCGTTTTGCGGTAACATCGTGAGGTAATACCCTTGTACAGACAGAAAAACAAGACTCCCTATAATATGGTGGGTCAGATGAAGGTAGGTCTGATTGGTGAATCTGTCACCATGCACTATCTTGACTACTATTGTGAAAAGCACAAGGACAGGATTGCAGGATTTTCGGATGTACGGGATGACAAGAAATATCAGGAAGACGACATCGACTTCATTGTATACAGAAAAGACGGTTCTTCATTCACGGTTGAAGCAAAGGCTGACACCTACAAAACCGGGAATGTCTTCCTCGAAACAGCGGTGAATAGTTTCGCTATCGGAGAAGATGACAAGCTGCTGCGATTTGGAAAATACCAAAAAGCGATAGCCAAGCACTCGAAGGGATGGCTGTATAAGGAAGCTGACTATATCTTTTATTATTTCACCGAGACCAGGCAAATATATGTCTTTGAGCGCATGGCGGCAATGCACTATCTCAATTTCGCTCTGTGCTCGGATACGGTGTTCGTCCACGATGAACGAAGACCTTTCGGGAGGGCTGCGGAAAACAAAGAGCAGCGAAGTAACTACATGCAATACTACGGTACAGGCTTTTGCGTGAACGCGGAACAGATGCGCCGTTCTGATGTCATCGACCACCGGATGCATCGCGTCGGCAACAAGAGTCTGCGATTTCCGGAGCGCATCGAGCCCGGGAAAGTGTTTGAACATTTTGTAAATCATACTTGTATTTGATACACTTTCGCGCCAAAATATGGTATAATGCAAGTACAGATACAGAAAGCACTATATGTTGTACTTATGTACAACATTTTCCGTTCTGGACACTGTATGTGGCACTTTTGCGTTGACAAAATATGCGAATTGCAGATAATTGGTAGTAGGGTAATTTACCTATTTTTCGGGAGAGTTACTTCTCCCGAATATGCTTCTGTAGCTCAGATGGCAGAGCAGCTGTTTTGTAAGCAGCAGGTTGCAGGTTCGAATCCTGTCGGAAGCTGATGCCGGGAAGATGACCTCCACGCGGTCGGCATCGGGCAACAGGCTTAACCTCCCTTAGCTTGGCAAACATCTTCGCAGATAACATAAAACTCTTAGAAGATACCAGATATGCTCCGAAACAACATCATAGTTTTACACACACTTACATACACATCTGCTTGCAGCTGGTTGTAGAGCGGCGGCAAGCATCGTATCTGGTATCCCATAAGAGTTGCCGCTCATAAAGACAGCCTCCTCGCGGCGAGCGGCGGTAACACGGGTATTGAGCTCCCCGTGGCAAATGTCTTTTCTCTTGGGTCGTTAGCTCAGTCGGCAGAGCATCGGACTGTTAATCCGAGCGTCGCTGGTTCGAACCCAGTACGACCCGCCACGCGGAGTATAGCAAAGGTAGCTTACCAGCCCCATACGCTGGCGGTTGCAGGTTCAAGTCCTGTCTCCGCACCCATCGTCCATGCCATGACGTTAAACCGGCTATTCATGTCAATCGGTCGGACGTAAAATGACCGAAATATTCTGGTATCGAATACGAAGGTTGCAATGCACCATGGTTAATTCGCCCGCAGCGCACGGGAAAAGGTGGTTCAACTCCACCTGCCAGAGCCATGACCTGTTGGAAGCGATTCTAGCAGGTCAAATAAAACAGGGGGGCACTCCGATGCAGTAATTACCGCGTCCGAATGTCAAAATCAAGGAAAGGGTCACACCGATGTACTGATTTGCCTGATGGCGGGCAGCTCCCGCCTTAAAACACCATAATAGGTAGCGCCTATCTGAGTGCGTCTATACCTCGGCGCACTCAGCCACCCGATGGGACAGCCTCCACGCGGCGGGTGGTGGACAGCGACTATGATTGTCACTGACGAATGTCCTTTCAGGAACCGCATTGCATTCCCTGTGCAAACGGTATCCTAAACGGTCAGGAAGCCGTGTGGGCGAGTGCTTCCTCTTGTGCTTCGGCGCAGAAACAACAAATCTCGTCCCGCTAAGCATGCATCGTACGAGCATCCCCGTTAAGCCGGGGCGCAGCCAGACGCGACATAGCCGAAAAAGGCGAGACTGCTGCGCGGCATCTGGTAAGTTTGCCGCAGTCTTACACAGCCCATAGCATTCCGTTGACCCGAATTGACAGGGAAGTAACGGCAGGGCTTGAATTGAAGTTGACCAGTGTCCAAAATGCTTTTCCGGATTCTTTCGTATCGTCCACGCAGAGATTCGCGGAATCGCTAAGAGGCACAAAGATGATGTTTCGGGGATGACGACCTACTAAACGGACATCATAGCGGGGCTAAGAGAGGGTTCACCCGCTTTTTCTCATGCAGGCATCGTATAGGGGTTAATACACCAGCCTTCCAAGCTGGTCACGCGGGTTCGAATCCCGCTGCCCGCTCCACCGTCGCCGTCACCGTACGCCACGACATTAAATTTAGCGAGCATGGTTCACAGAACCCGCGCCAAGGAAGCCCACTGCGTGAGCGGTGGGAGGAATTGGCGCATGAGTTTTCAAGAATGATGAATGTGTACAATCTGTAAATAAGAAAGCCACTTGATTTCTTTTTGCATCAAAAAATGTTATAATGCCGGTATAATCAATCAAGGAAAGGAGGGCTATTATGGCTTTCGGAAACAAGAATAGTACGCCATCGTTTGCGTTGACTCTTCCTATGAAAGTAACTAAACAGGATGAAATTTTTCTTTCCAAAAAGTTTCGCATTGGATGCATGGTTTACAACCAAATGGTTACGAAAACCACAAAGATGTGGCATCAACTGCGTAAAACGCGTGAATACAAAAATCTTGTGAAAGCCATAAAAGCTGCTCCTGCCAATAGTGATGAACGAAAAGCACTCTTGGTGAAGCGTTCCAATTTGATTAAGCAGGCAGGCTTTTCCGAGGGTGTCTTCCACAAGCTGGTTGTACCTTACCAAAAAGCGTATAACGTAAATTGCGATGTTGCTCAAAAAGTAGCGTCTGCCGTTTGGAAGGCATGGAACGATTTCTTTTACGGGAAAGGAAAAACCGTACACTATAAAAAGTTGGACGATTTTGTAACCCTTTCCGGGAAAAAAAATAACTGTGGTATATTCTTTCGCCCAGCAAATCATACGGTGAGTTCTTTGGAGTCTGCCAAGCGAAAAGCGAAAAACTCTATCGAAAAAAGATACTTCGATGCTTTTAGAAAGCCCGATGCCAAAGAGAGCAAAGAGGTAGTTCTTCCCAATGAAGTGAAAGCACAAATGGAAAAAGAGATTGCTGACGCCACGGCGAAAATTGAACCGTATATCGGAGATGGCAATCTGCGTATCATTTACGAAAAGCACGAATTCCTTGTCAAAGTGCGCAACCCCGATACTCAAACGGGCAAGTATCAACAGGAGGCGCTCAAATGCGGCATTAAGTATTGCCGCATTGTTCGCTCATGGGTCGGTACTAAATGGAAGTATTACGCTCAACTTATTTTGGAAGGCTATCCGCCCATCAAATGTGACAGTAACGGAGTTGCAAAACACCCTGTGAAGGAAGGTCGCATTGGCATAGATATCGGCACGCAAACCATCGCGTTTTGCGGTAAAGATGTTTGCGACCTTCGTATACTTGCACCGTCTGCTATAGCAGAAGCTCGCAATGGTCTTACCAAGGAAATCGCACGCGTTACGCGGCAAATGGACCGTTCGCGCCGTGCAATGAATCCACAATACTTCAATGAGAACGGAACCATCAAACGGCTAAAGCGCAAGAACGGACATAAGCAAATTCGTCATTGGAACTATAGTAAGAACTATTATCGGCTGCTGCATAGGCTGCGGGACTTGAACCGCAAACTTGCTGCTGTACGCAAAACGGAGCATTATATTCTCGCCAACGAATTGCTGTCATACGGCAACGAGTTCGTAGTTGAAGATATGAACTACAAAGCTTTGCAGAAGCGCAGCAAGAAAACAAAAATCAATCCCAAAACCGGTAGAGCGCATACCAAAAAGCGGTTCGGTAAATCTATCGGACGCTGCGCTCCTGCTTTGTTTATAACAATTTTGGGGCAAAAAGCAAGTCGTTACGGCGGCAGCGTTATCAAGGTCAGCACCTTCGAGACGAAAGCCTCGCAGTTTGACCATACCGATGATAGTTATACCAAGAAAAAACTGTCCCAGCGTTTTGCAAAACTTTCCGACGGAACCATTGTTCAGCGGGATTTGTATTCCGCATTCCTTTTATTGCATCTTAGAAAGAATCTTCAGTCCTATAGTAAGAAAACCATCAAGAAAGATTTTCCGCAGTTTAAGAGACTGCACGACGAAACAAAAGAACGCTTGAAAAACAGCCACGATTGGTTGCCTTCAAGCGTAGGATTCTAAAGCACTTATAATAAAAACAACTTAAAGGGTTTCGACGTAGCCCTATTGATTGCCTTGAAGTGCTGCTTTCGGCAACACTTGATAGGTGAAACCCTTGTTAAGGGAATATCTACACTTTTTATGCTGGCTTTTCGGGCATTTTTGCCCTGCCTTTAAGCTTCGCTTTGGGTAGTAAGTACACTGGTCTATCGAAAGATAGTGTATCTGGCAGCTTCATGCTGTTGGAAAACCCTGCAACTGCATTGCGTCAGCATAGAATTCCACTCCGTGAGGGGTGGGAGTACGTCAATTGTGGTCCGCTGTCGAATGCCCACGGACAGCCAAAAAATCAATCGGCAAACAGGTGCTGCACCTGAAGGTATCCGAAAGTCTCGGCATCAGTCGCGAATGGTGCTGAAAAACATCGGAGAGGATACAGCGCAGAATCCTCCGGGGTTGCTACCGGATGGTGCTGGACGCGAGGTTAGCTTCCTCGCTGAGGGGTGATAACCAGCATAAAACACCATACCGTGCTTGGTTAGCTCAGTTGGTAGAGCAGCGCATTCGTAACGCGCAGGTCGGCAGTTCGAGTCTGCCATCAAGCTCCACGGTCCGATTGGGTGACGCGCTCTTTGAGAATCCGCCCAAGAAGCTGTCAGCGGGGGCATGCACTTGCTGACGGTTGGCTAAGTCCTTACGGAAGTCGTCGTAGCCGGAACCGAACACGAATGGGCAACGTAAAGCCCCGCACGGCAGAGCGTTATCTGCTTTAGCGCATGACAACTCTTAGTAGGAAGGAGATGATTCCGATGGAGCAGGCAATTATCAACGTCGAAGGCACATCAACGATTGAAACCGCAGCGGCGGCTAAGAAGTTGATTGAGACCTTCGGAAGTCAGAACATCCGTGCTCTCTCGGTCAAGCGCGTGGACGAGAACAGTAACGAAGTCGTTGTTGAACTCGATTTTGTACCGGGTCTGGCACCGCATCTGCACGGCTTCGCTTTGCAAGTCAATGGCTTGACTGCGGGTTACGACGGCACCGGCCCCTCGAACCTGTACGAAGTACTGCAAGCAGCTGGCGTCGATGAGCGCCTTCTGACGCGTGAGGATATCACGCAGAAGAGCGACAAGACCATTCCGCTGCATCTGGAGCGCGAGGTCAAACAGTACGGCGAACTTCATTACGCGTAATTACTGGCGGGTCTTTCCCGCCATCATGGGAGCATAGCTCAGTTGGGAGAGCACCTGCTTTGCAAGCAGGGGGGTCGAGGGTTCGAATCCCTTTGCTTCCACCACCAGACACATCTCCATCTTGGAAATCGTCTCTGGGCGTGCATTGTACTGTTACACAAGCGCAGTACGGTCATTTATTTGGTGCGGTACTCCTTAACTACACCACGAAGACGATAATCCTGCCCGCACCGCCCCCACCTGAGGGTCATTTACACAGGGTTACGTCAAGCCGAAAACATCATGCCGAGTGGCGAAAACGGCTGCGGCATGGGCGAGACAAATTCGTCTCGTCAGCCATCTTTTGAGAGCGACCTCCACGCGGTAGATGGCGGGCAACGCAGATTTCTGCGGCTAACACTCTCTGATTCTTGGATAGGTGTCCGAGTGGTTTATGGAACTGGTCTTGAAAACCAGAGATGCATCCGCGTCCGTGGGTTCGAATCCTACCCTATCCGCCATCAGCAGTCGGATACACTCTGTACCCGGCTGCTTTTTACATATTTGCGCTTCTTTTCATCGTACCAGAATCGTTTTTTCTCCGATAGGAGCCTCTCGGATTCTGTTGCGATTTGTGAACATTACGTTAATCATGGTTGTACTCAGTACACTTTCAAGGAAAAATGTGGTATAATGCATATAGAGCGACAGGGAAAACGAAATATCAGAAGTCCTCCGCTCTTCACATCGTTTCGTTGATGTGGGGACTCACCCCACACAGTAAAAAGGAGAAGTAAAATCATGCGCAAAAAGTCTATGATGAAGAATGTGCTTGCAGTTGCCATGGCTGCTACAGTCGCAATCTCGGTTACCGGATGTAAGGGCAAGAAGAATCAGGATGCTGCCTCTTCTGCTCCTTCCACCAGCCTGAGCGATTCTGCAAGCACCGCACAGTCCGAAACCCCCGACACTGCCGAGAAGGAAGATACCAGCGCGGCGGCGTCCGAGAGCAAGGCTGAGAGTGAAGCCGAGAGCAAGGCTGATTCCAATGCTGCCAGCACCGAGAACAAGACCGCTGAGTCTGAGGCTGCTTCCGACAAGGCTGAGAAGCCCGCTGCCAGCCAGAACACGAACCCCGACAATGTTTCTACTAAGGATGGTCCCGCCAAGGCTCCCGTCTACAACACCCATAAAACCACCACCGGCACCAAGACTCCTGCCCAGAAGCCTGCTGCTGTGACTCCCGCTGCCACTCCCGCCGAGAAGAAGTCTCAGCCCGTCTACACCTTCACCGTGCGCCATCATGACGCCACCTGCACCACGCAGGGCTATGATGAGCATATCTGCAACGAGTGGGGCGGCATGAACTACAACGACAACTATGTTGCCGCCAAGGGTCATAGCTGGGATAACGGCACCGTGACGAAAGCTGCCACCTACACCGAGACCGGCATCAAGACCTTCAAGTGCAAGGATTGCGGTGAGACCCGTACTGAGGAGATTCCTTCTCTGGACAAGACCTACCACATCCTGCAGGTCGTTGCTCCTACCTGCACTTCCGAGGGCTATACCATCTATGAGTGCAATGAGGTTCCGGGTCTTACTTACAAGGGCAATTTCACCGACAAGACCCCGCACACCTATGATGAGGGTGTCGTGACCAAGGAAGCGACCATCTACGAGAAGGGCGTCAAGACCTTTACCTGCTCTGCTTGCGGTGATACCTATACCGAGGATATCCCGATGGTGGAGAAGACTTGGCACAAGGGTGATACAGTTGCTCCCACCTGCACTGAGCAGGGCTACACCGTCTACATCTGCGACCAGGACGCCACGCTGACCGAGAACCGCGATTTCGTGGACGCTCTGGACCATGATTGGGGCGAGGGTGTCGTCACCAAGGCTGCTACCTGCACTGAGGATGGCGAGAAGACCTTTACCTGCTCTCGTGACGGCGCGACCAAGACTGAGGTCATCCCGGCTGTGGGTCACAAGTGGGATGATGGTACTGTCACCACGCCCGCTACCTGTGAGGCTTCCGGCGTGAAGACCTACAAGTGCCTGAACGATGGCTGCACCGAGACTAAGACCGAGGAGATTGCCGCGCTGGGTCATAACTACGATGACGGCGTTGTCACCAAGGCTGCTACCTGCACTGAGGATGGCGTCAAGACCTTCACTTGCCAGAACGACAAGAGCCATACCTACACCGAGGTCATCCCCGCAACCGGTCACGATTACGATGACGGCGTTGTGACCACCGAGCCTACCTACACCGAGAACGGTGTCAAGACCTTCACCTGCCACAACTGTGGTGATACCTACACCGAGAGCATTCCGGCTCTGGGTTACACCTATAACGAGACCGTGGTCGCTCCTACCTGCACTGAGGACGGCTATACCATGCACGAGTGCGTGGAAGATGCCACCAAGTCCTTCAAGGACAACATCGTCCCTGCACTGGGTCATGAGTACAAGGAAGTCACTACTCCTGCCACCTGCAAGGACGCTGGCAGCGTAGATAAGGTCTGTGAACGCTGCAACGATAAGCAGCATGTCCGCGATATCCCCGTCAATGAGGAGCATCAGTGGGACGATGGCGTTATCACCAAGGAGCCTACTGCCACCGAGCCGGGCATCAAGACCTATACCTGCACCGTCTGCAACAAGACCAAGACCGAGAGCATTGCCAAGGTCCATGTCCATGAGTACACGGGTCTCGGTGAAATCGTCAAGGAGCCTTCTTGTGAGACTGAGGGCGAGCGTTGGATGTACTGCACCAATGATGGCTGCGACAGCAAAATTCTCGTTCCTATGCCCGCTATCGGCAGCCACGACTGGGACTTCGAGCACACCGAATGCCTGAAAAAGGCCACCTGCACCGAGCCGGGCACTATGCTGATGCACTGCAAGCGCGATGCTTCCCATACCATGACCTACTCCTACGGTGGTACTGGTCATATCTGGGATGAGGGTGTCATCACTACCCAGCCCACTCATGACGAGTACGGCGTCAAGACCCTGCACTGCAAGAACTGCGATGCGACCATGACCGAAAAGGTCCTGCCCACCAAGTACACCTTCACTGTTACCGTTGTCCCGCCGACTTGCACCGAGGACGGCTACACGATGCACAAGTGCAATGAGGATGACAGCTTCTCTTACAAGGACAACATTGTACACTCCACCGGTCACCATGCCGAGATGCGTGTCATTGAGCCTACCTGCAAGGAAGAGGGTCGCACCGAAATCTACTGCACCGTCTGCGGTGAAGTGAGCACCGTTCTCTCTACCACGCCCAAGAAAGACCATACTTGGGATAACGGTGTCGTTACCACCGAGCCTACCACTGAGCATGAGGGTGTCAAGACCTACACTTGCACTGGCTGCGGCGAGACCAAGACTGAGTCTATCGCTCGTCTGCCCGCGAGTGCTAAGGTGGCTGCAAACCCTATCGTAGCCGGGGCTGAGCCTGTTGTCGAGGTTCCGGCGCAGGAAATGAGCGCCGAGAGCATCAACGCCGAGACCTATGTCGCAGAGACTCCGGTTGAGTCTGCTGTACCTGCTGAAACTCCTGCCGAGCCCGTTGCTCCTGTTGAGCCCGCTGTACCTGCTGAGACTCCTGCCGAGCCTGCCGCTCCTGTTGAGTCTGCTGAGACCGAGAAGTCTGCCGAGACTTCCGAGGACAGCACCGACACCAAGCAGGAAGATGCCGACATGCCTAAGGAGACCGAGGCTGAGGTCGTAATCGTTGAGGGCGCTGCGGAGTAAATCTTCCGTTTCCAACACTACAACAGAGGTCCGCAAAGACCTGAATCTATCGAGGCTTGCCGGGAAACTGGCAAGCCTTTTTTATTGTCCGGCAGACCCGCGTGGTGCTGATTACGACACAAAGAAAGGTGATACGAATGATTGATTATATTGAGAAAGCAAAGGCATTCGCCATGATGGCGCACAAGGGCCAGACCGACAAGGCAGGGGAAGACTACTTCACGGCGCATGTGGCCGTTGTCGCAGACGGCGTTGAGCCTGACCCGCTGGTGAAAGCTGCCGCCTACCTGCACGACACGGTGGAGGATACCGGCACCACGATAGATACCATCAGAGCGGAATTCCCTCAGGAAGTGGCTGAGGCGGTCTCTGTACTGACTCGGGAAAAAGATATGACATACGCAGAGTATATCTGGCGTGTTAAGCAAAACGACATTGCCGTCAAGGTAAAACGCGCAGACCTCGTCAGCAACATGGACCTTAACCGAATCCCGTATCCTCTCACAAGCAAAGACCTTGCGCGAGAAGCCAAGTATCTCCGTGCCTACAAGATGCTTGATGGCAGAAAGACAGTCTCTGCCGTAAACCCCTATGCTCTGTATGACTATCTCATCACCTGCGGATGGGAGAATGACCATACTGAGAATTCAGCATCCGAATCTCCCGTTCTGAAAGCGCCTTCCGGCTCCTACAAGGTGCTGGTTCCCCTTGATATGCTGCGTACAGATTACGAGCAGCGCCTCAGAGATGCTCTGGAAACGCTTTGCGTCTTCGAGGCGGCACCGATGTGCGATATCCTCGGAACGCTCTTATACTGGACGCCAGCGCCCGCAGAGAGCAAGTCCTGAGCCGAGGAAAGCGCTATTTCTGAAACTTGCAAAGACTCGCGTTTGTGTTGCTGTTGCTTTTGCCTGTTTTCTGACGGGGCAGATTCGAGGCAGATTCAGCACTGATTCGCGCCAGACGAATACGACAAGCAAGCGCACAAAATGCGACTCGCTCAGATGTTAATTGTTTGTGAATCATACTTGTACTCGCTACAAATCCGCGTCCAAATATGGTATAATACAAGTATAAAAACAGCGATAAAATGTGATATTCGCTGTAAAATCAAGCCATGCAACTGTCGTCTGCTTTTGCGGATGACATACTATGCTCCAGTGGCGGAATTGGCATACGCGGCAGATTCAAGCTCTGTTTTTCTCCGGGTTCAACTCCCGGCTGGAGTACCATTTTTGAAATTAACTCAGGGGGTGATTTCGTGAATAATATAAGCGCTGTGGCCATCGGAATGCTCATCGCCGCGCATCGTGAAGGTGACGAGGAAAAATTCAGGGCTTATGTCGAGCTCATTGCCGAAACCTATGAGCAACAGGGAAATGACCATGCCGCTAACATCATCCGCAGCTACTATACGGGTGATTATGGCGAGCAGGGGAAGGCCGTTCTGGATGAAACAACAGAACAGACTACATACTACGAGACAGGCTGGTATGAACCTGACATTTTGGGGTCCGGTGGCTCCTATCGCGGAGTTACAAAAGCAACTTCCGAGGAAGAAGCTCTGCAGCGGCTGCTGAAACACTCTGCCGACTATGCACATCGTATCACCATATATAAGAAAGACGGCAAAACCATAAAGCGGGAAAGTGCCGAGTATGACCAATGGGAAAAGAAGTGGAGGACATGATGAAGTGGAATGTATTTTCTCTCGAAGCCGTTAAAGAGGCATTAAAACCCAAGTTTGTGCTGGAAAAGGTCCGTTATGTGACGGATGACGAGGAGTACGGTGAAGGCGAGTCTACGCGCCTTGTCTTCCGTAATGTGGAAGAGATGCCGGAAATCGACTATATTAAGCGGACCGTCTGCACATTCATTCAGGACACCTACATTCACTTCAAGGACAAGAGCCTTAAGCCGATGCAACTTTGGCAGGACAACCTCAATGAAAGTGAGGACCATATCCGCTATTCAACGAACAACCTTGTGTCGCCGCCGCTGGCACTCATCGGTGAAACATACATCTCCGATGAGAGCTACTTCCACAAGTGGCTGGTAGCCCAAGGAGGAAATGAACTTCTTGAGAGAGCGTCCATCACCATCGACGTGGATGTCATCTATGCCTATGACAATGTCGATAAGGTTGAGAAAAGTTCCGAAGACGGCGAAGTACATGGCGTTCTCATCAACAGTACAATGTATCTGCGTGAATCGGAAATCAAACAGGTTGCTCGGCTTATCAAGGACGAGAAGCTCCGTAACCGCGTATTGACGCTGATGCGCTCTCATCGCCGCATTGTGTCGGCTCCCGAAAAAGAGAATCGCAATATTCGGGAAATCGCATCCGCACAGATGCTGGGTCAGGGGTGAAATTGTGAAACACAAAATCTCAGAAATCGGCGCTCAGATGCTCGAGTACCAAGAACAGCTTGCCCGTGAATACAAATACAAACCCATCCCGCGTACCTTCTTCTGCGATGTGAGAGCCAAGTTTCAAAAGACATTGCCGGAATGGTGCAATGTGTCCGGTGACACGATTTCGCTCGAAACCGCTGATGGCACAGTCATTACCAACGGGTACAACCGTATCGTGATTGGTGACTATGGTGCATTTGTTGAGTTTTCCCGCGTCCAAGCCTGTATGCGCCGCCTCAAAATCAAAGAAGGGCAAATGTATCGCGCAAAAGACCCTCGCTATGCTGAGCATGTCAAATATCTCTGGCTTACGGCAGATGATGGTTCGAATGTGAAGGTGTACGACCAGAAGCGTCCGGTAGAATATGCTGACTACATGCCGGGGATGCTGTATGTTAGTGTGTATGAGGTTTTCCCGACCAAAACCACCAAATAAGAGAGGCTCTTATGAAAAGCATGCAGCCAAAAATTGGCGACACTCTCTGGGGCGTCTGGGAACATCGGTACTACAACGAAAAGCGGCTCGTTGAACTGGAATATGTTGTATACCCTGTCAAGATTACAAGATTCTTTAAGGGAAAATATGTCGATGCGCATTGCGTCGGTGTGGATGTGGATGGTCACACTGCTGTTCATTGGGTTGCAGTAAAAAGCATCGGCAAATCTGTGTTTTATAATCCGACTGATGCCGCCAAATATGCCGAGGCGATATCGGATTACTATGACAAGCATTACGCTTTCTGCGGTACACCAATTAGGCGAACACAGTGGGAGCATTTTCTTGAGAAGGACTAGGCATGGGCAAGCACAAGAATAAAAAGCGCACACCGATAGGTTCACTTCCTCGAATCCTCGCGTATTGAGCGCAGATAAGCCAAAAAACTCAACCTCAAGTTGATTGCGGCATGAAGAAACACAAAAACAGGAGCAGATATGAGTTTACGCGGAGAGCCCTTGTTTGAGGGACTGAATTTCAAGGAATTGTTTGGAAAAGAACTTATTGTCGATAAAGTGTTTTGGAGTTATGACGGCATTTCGCTGCTCTGCGTATGCAAGGATGAGGACGAAAAATTGTATTTCTGTAACTGCACAGAAGTGCGAAGCGAAGAACGCTGGGTCCTGTATCCGGCGTCGAAGCAGCAAATCGAACAAATCATCAGCAAAAGCAAGACCCCGGCCGAAGTATTCCGGGATAGCCGTGTAGTGTATATATATACCATCGGCTTGGATACAGGCCAAGGAACATTGAGGGAACTGACTGTCGATGAACTGTCAGATGCAGACAAACTTCCGGAAGGAGAGTATGTGTAAATGAGCAAGCACGAACTCGGCGCAGACCGCGTTTTCCACGAAGGTGCTGGTTACAAAATGAAGGCGGGGAAAGCCCACGGTTTCAACCGTGGGATGAAAGACCGACAACAATGATTTTCCCGGGCTAATTTATATAATCGAAATGTGACGGTGTTGTGTTATAAAGTTCATATATCTGTAACATGATTTTGTCTGAATTGTGGTATAATAGATACATGAAAAGGAACTACAGACGCACCAAAACCACCGTTTCTATGATAAATTATCACTTCGTATTTTGCCCGCGCTACCGGAGAAGGTTGTTTCTTGTGGATGGGCTTGAAACACGATTCAAAGAGCTTGTAGCCCAAATCTGTGAGCAAAACGGCATTGTGATATTGGCAATGGAGTGTCATATCGACCATTGTCATCTTTTCGTGAATGCTCCGCCTACATTAAGCGCTGCGGAAATCATGAAAATAATTAAAGGAACCACCGGCAGGATACTCAAGCAAGAGTTTTTTCCTGACACGGTTATGCAAATGTGGACTCGCAGCTATTTTGTAAGTACAGCTGGCGATGTTTCCAATGCTACAATTCAACGCTATGTAGAAGAACAAAAAACGAGAGGAGGGTAATCATGGCGTTTGGGAGCAAAAATAGTACGCCGTCATTTGTATTGACGTTGCCGATGGTTATAAGTCTCAATGAACAAGACCTCTTGTACAAAGAATTCAAGAAGTGCGGCATTATCTATAATCAGCTTGTATGTATAACCACAAAAATGTGGCATCAATTGCGTAAGACACGCAAATATCGTGAGCTGATGGCGGATATCGCCAAAGCTGCTCCCGATAGTGATGAACAGAAGGCGCTTCTTAAACAGCGAGAGAAGATGCTTAAAGAGTACCGCTTTTCTGAAAATGCCTTTCACGCGATGGTTGTGCCCTATGCCAAGCACTATGCCCTACATTCTCATGTGGCACAGATGGTCGCCACTGCAGTTTGGGCAGCGTGGTCATCTTTCTTCTTTGACAACGGAAAAGAAGTCCACTATAAGAAATTGGAGCAGGTGTTCTCGATATCCGGAAAGAATAATACTACCGGGATAATGCTTCGCCCAGCAAATCATACAACAAGTGTCATTAACTCCGCCAAGAAGAAGATTAAAGGCTCCATTGAAGAAAAATACTTCGCTGCGTACAGAAAGCCAGATGCCAAAGAAGGCGAAGAAGTAGTTCTCCCTGATGAAGTAAAAACGCAAATGGAAAAAGAAATTGCTGCTGCTACGGCAAAAGTCAAAACTTCCATCGGCAAAGGTGAACTACGTCTTGTTTATGGGGATTATACATTCCCGTTGACATTGCGCAATCCCGATACTCAAGCTGGATGGTATCAACAGGAAGCGCTCAAATGCGGCGTTAAATACTGTCGCATAATTCGCAAATGGGTCGGCACCAAGTGGAAGTATTATGCCCAAATCGTCTTGGAAGGTTATCCTCCCATCAAGTGTGACAGTAACGGTGTTGCAAAACATCCTGTTAAGCAGGGTTAAGCAGGGACGTGTCGGTATAGACATTGGTACACAAACCATTGCTTTTAGCTGTAAAGATGTTTGCGACCTTCGTGTACTTGCTCCGTCTGCGAGAGCGCAAGCAAAAAGCCTCGTAAATGAAATTGCTGCTACGCTTCGCGCAATGAACCGTTCGCGCCGCGCTACAAATCCGAAATATTATAATCCGGATGGCACAATCAAAAGGTTGAAGCGGCAACATGGACAAAAGCAAAAGCGCGAATGGAAATACAGCAAAAGGTATTATCGCTTGCGTGCGAAGCTTCGTAACCTGTACCGTAAGTTGGCTGACATCCGTAAAATGGAGCACAACATTCTCGCAAACGAATTGCTTGCCCACGGTAACAAATTCGTCGTTGAAGATATGAACTATAAAGCCCTGCAGAAGCGCAGTAAAGAAACAAAAATCAATCCAAAAACTGGTAGAGCACATACAAAAAAACGATTTGGAAAATCGTTAAGTCGTTGCGCACCTGCAATGTTTATCTCCATTCTGAGTAATAAGGCTAATCGTTATGGCGGCAGCGTTATCAAAGTCAGCACCTTTGAAACGAAAGCTTCGCAATTTGACCATACCGATAACAGCTATACCAAAAAGAAACTGTCTGAGCGAATGGCTCGTCTCCGCAGTGGCGATATAGTTCAGCGTGACTTATATTCCGCCTTCCTGCTTGAACATATAGACACCGAATCCTTGCAGTACAATATGGAAACACTTAATTCAGCTTTTCCTGCATTTTTAGGAATGCACGAAAATACAAAGCAGCGCTTACAGGCGGTTGGAAGTTCTCTTCCTGCAAGCATTGGATTCTAAGTAGTAACTTTCTGGGGGCTCGACACTCCCTCATTAAAGAGCTGCCTCGCAAGAGGTGAAACTCCCTTTGGAGGATGCACTTAAAAGAACTGGGAATGCAGACAAGTATGTTGGTCAACCTTTTAGGCTGGATGCTCATTGTGCGCTACACCCGTAGCGTATGGTGGGAAACCGCATAACTCGCTGTTTCAGACACGGCTTGGCGATGAACCTTGCCGCGCCGCCCAGGAATCCCACGATTTCAATCGTGGGAGGTGTCAATGCGAATAAACATCAACCACAAGTTGATTGACCAGAACCACAAAAGTGGTATAATGTAAACAGAACGAAACGAAAGGAGACAACCGAAGATGCTGTGCAAGACTGTTAATGCTATGTCGTTTGCTGAGTATAGTTATGAATCTGAATTCGAGTCCTACGAATCCAGCTTTGTTTCCTATACCCATCGACAGGCCAAAACAGACCTCGAACGGCTGCGGTGCGTCTTCTGACGGCATTTGCATTCCGAACGCTGCTTGTCGATTCATTTCGGCAGGCAGCGTTTTTTTGTTGCCTGCAATACAGAAAGGCAGCAAAAGAAAATGAACGTTCCAACAATCGATATCCAGCAAACAGGTGCCAATATCAAGGCACTGCGAAAAGCGGCAGGCATCAAGGTAAAGGATGTGGCGGATACGCTCGGTGTCTCCACACAGGCGGTAGCCAAATGGCAGGCAGGCACTGCACTTCCTACCATCGACAACCTTGTGATTCTCGCCGCGATGCTCGATACGAAAATCGATGACATTCTCGTCATCGCATAAACCCTCGCCGCAGGATTGCGGCTATATGGCCGAATAGACGAATTGGTTAAGTCGCAAGCCTTTCACGCTTGAGAGTATGGGTTCAAGCCCCATTTCGGTCACCATCTGCTTCTGTAGCTCAGTTGGTAGAGCAGTAGGTTGAAGCCCTATGTGTCGCTGGTTCGATTCCAGCCGGGAGCACCACGAGGCTTAATACCTCCTTATATGTGCCGGTATGCAAGCGGTCAAAGCAAACTGTCTGTAAAACAGGTCTGTTACAGTTCGTAGGTTCGAATCCTACCCGGCACACCATACGGCCCCTTCGACAAGCTGGTCCAAGTCGCCAGCCTCTCAAGCTGGAGTCAGCAGTTCAAGTCTGCTAGGGGTCATACAAGCACCCACAACGAGATAGTAAAGTTTAGAGTTCGGTAGTCAACTTTATTGTTTAACAAAACGGGTGCAAATCTGCAGAGGTCGCCTAACGGTAGGGCAACGGATTGCTAATCCGTCGTCGGGTCAATCCCCGGCTTGCGAGTTCGAATCTCGCTCTCTGCGCCATATGCTCATGTGGCCGAGTGGCCGATGGCAGCGGTCCAGAAAACCGCCGGTGAGAAATCGCCCGAAGGTTCGAATCCTTCCATGAGCGCCACTGCCTCTAAAATCTTCGATTTCAGTCGAGGAATATAGGGGCACTTTTTTGTTTGTATCTTATTTGTTACGAATCAGCGTTCATGGTTGTACTGAATACACATTTGTGGTATAATGCTAATAAAGTAACGGAGGTGCGCCATGATTTTCGAAATGACCGAAAAGCAGTATCAGCTGTTTTTGCATATCATGCAGGTGATGCAGACATTCTACGGCAATGATTTTTCTTCCATCTGCAAAGAAGTGGGTGACGCCTACGGTGTGCATGACGCGGATATTGAAAAGGCATATACGATGTTCACGGATTTCAAGGTCACCGCTCCCGTACCTTTCATGCAAAACGCAGCAGGGGAAATCTATCAGACTGCGCTCGCGGCAGCGGATATCGAGGTAGGGAACAAGGAAACCCCGTATACTAAGCGCATCGACATGAATGAAAGTGCTTGGGTAAAAGCTGCTGCCATCCTCGATGCGTATTCCAGAATCCTAATGGGACAGTTCAGCATCATCTATGAGGTTCTCGATATAGCTGATACCGACAACAAACCGCAGCTGCAGGCGTATCATGACGCTCGTTGGGGCGGCATCGGCATAGCGGAAGCCCGTGACCTTCTGATTCCACAGCTGAGAAAACTCAGGGTTGGATGGAATGGTAATTTCGGCATCTCAAACGCAGGGCTTGCCTACAACAGCAAACTTGCCTATGAGATGCTCAAAGCAATCCTGTATGCGTGCAGACAAGGGGACGGCACCGTTCTGAAAGTAACGGACGAGCCGCTGATGTATGCACCCTGCAAATCAAATCTTCATGCGTTGTAAAGCATTTTTTAAGAAGGAGATTTCATGAAAGCCAACTACAAAGTCGTAAACAACCGTCAGGCGCAGCTGAAAAAGGTCATTTGGGACTTCAAACCGACGGGCGCATGTGCCTTTCTCATGTTCCGCTACTATGTCATGAAGATGATGGCTGCAACTGATTCCGCCAAGGAGCAGGGGGTGCCGCTCGGTGACTATACCAAACTCGAAGTCGAGGACAGTGTCAACGAGTTTCTTCGTGACGCGAAGGATGATGCTATTTCGAACTATGTTGACCCCGATGTGGAGCCCGAGGATATCATCATCCACTTCGATGGCACGCCAAAAGAGTTCGCCAAAGAATTCGAAATGCACGTTCTTGTTGCAATGACCAGCAATTTCGAGCATGCGTTCCTCGATTTCTCGGACATCAACAGTATCAGCCGTAGTCACTTTGAATTGGCTGTCGCACAGTTCATGTCCGCATACGAGCGGGAAGAAGGGAAAGTTGATAACTTCTGTAATGATGATAAGGACTGATAATCATGACTGCTCTCAAAAATGCACTCGCGGTAAATGACGGCAAAGCGGTCGTCATTTCGATAAAACGCGAATGGCTTGCTAAAATCATGTCGGGTGAAAAGACGCTCGAAGTCCGCAAATCTCGACCTTGGGAAATCTCGTTTCCATTCGCTGTGTTCTGCTATGAGACGAAGGCAAACGGCGGTGCAGGGGAAATCATCGGGGCCTTTACCTGCGAGGACATCGACCAGCTGAACTGCTTGACAGGATTGTCTCCTTACTATGCAGACGGCGAAAAGCTGTCCGGTATGGCGGATAAGTTTATCCGGGAAAGCTGTATCGATATAGCCGCGCTGTTCGAGTATGGCAACAAAACCGGCATGCTGTATGGCTGGAATATCTCAAATGTCCGCAAACTTTCTCTGCCCATGCATCAGCTGCACCTGAAACGCGCCCCGCAATCGTGGCAGTACATCAACCTGAACGCAGACGATATCGAAAGCGTAGCTGCCGCCAGCGAGTGAGCAGGAAGCGTAGCTGCGAAGTAATTGGCGAAGGCGAAAGCGTAGCTGCATCTTGAAATCCCCCTTGCACAGTTGTGCGAATCGAATAGAATAGTAAGTGCATGATAGATACCATCTTCTGATTCCCCATACCGGTAGATTCACAATCTGTTATGTGCTTAGAGCAGACTCTCGAAATGAGGGTCTGCTTTTTTATTTCGATTACAGAAAAGGAGGTAAACCTTGAATACCAGAACATTTACGAAATTTGCAAAAGCAGCCGAAAACTGCCGCTACAAGAACGATTTTCAGTTTGATTTGGTGCAGTGCGAGAAAGCGTATCAAATGGGCGGCGAGATGCGGATTGAAGCCGAATGCTGGCTGAATCTCTTTGAGAGCCTTGGAGAAGACGACATCAAATCCTATGTCAAGTCGGTCTATAGGCCAGGAGACCTTGACCCGTTTCGCAAGAAACTGCCGAAGGAGTAAGTCCCATAATGCAGATACTATTTCATCTCATGGCGAATACCGGATGCTTGCCGGACAAGGTCGTTCCGCAAATCCCTACGAATCGGATGAAGGGGGAGGACCAGGAAACACCGAGAATCTGTACCGGACACACACTCGATGACTGCCTGACCGGCATCGGTATCCCGCATTTCATATCGAGTTTCCTGCTATCGGAAATTCGGCAGGGGAGAAGCGCAAAACACGCCGCCGAGACGATGCTCCTGCCGTTCGTCGGAAGAGTGTATTGTGTCGAGGATAACAACCCAGCACTGATACTGGACGATAAGACAAAGTATTTCGTGGCGGATTCCGTTGTCACGCACGAATGCTGGCTGACGGAGTACATCGACCCCATCAAAACGGAAAAGCTATGGCTCGTGGACGGAGAAGTTCAGTTCATACCGTTTTCGCATAACGGCAAACAGTACGAATACCCTGTCGTTCTCGATTCTCAGTGGTCTTCGATTCCGATGCGGCCCGCTCCTGAATTCCGAAAATGCCTTCTCGATGTTACTAAGAAATGGCTTGAGGAAGAATAAGATGCGAGAAATGTGCCGTGAATAACAACTCTGAAATGCAAAAATCGCACACAAAACCATGGCGGAGTCTTTTTCGCAAGACTTCGCCTTTTTTTGTTTTTCTCTTGCGTATCCTTGCGAACGGCATAGAATTGGTATTGTACGATAGATAACATTCTACACAGCCGAATCTTTCGGGCGTACATCATTCACAATTCTGTTTTCAAATTAGGCAGACTTACCATTCGTGGTAGGTCTGCTTTTTTTGTTTTCAGAAATCCGTATCCATCTTTTTGAACGCGACTGCAAGGAGGTCCGCTATGTTTAATCGCAATCCCAAGAAAAACACCCGCTTCGCCATCTATGCCGGTAACCCAGGTTTTTCCGGAATGGTTATCTGCTCCGATTTTATCGGGTATGTCAAAGCCCCGTCGCTCAGCGATGCCTATGATGCAGCGTATCGGTATCTTGCCAACAGCGGATATACCGCCATCGTAGTCCGTGAAGCATGAAGTTTTTCCGACAACCGAACATCAATCACATCCCGCCGAACAGCTATTGTCGGCGGGAACTTTTATTCAAAGGAGTAATCACAAATGAAAATGAACGACAAACTGAAATTCTATGCCGGGGCCACCGCTTTTATGCTCAGCGTCATCACCATCATAGGCTGCTTAGCCTGCTTTTTCTCGACGCCTGCGTATGCTGCGCCGGTAAAGCCAACTGATGATTCTGATATCGAGTATGTCACGCCGTTGGAGGTCCATTTTCGGGAACTCAACGCCCATCCTCCTTTTACGCCGGTACTGCCTGCACCTGAGCAGGAGGTGACCGAGACAGCGCCTGTATCTGAGCCTTCTGTCGAGACGGCAGAGACTGCACAGGAACCGGCAGAAGAACCTGTGACGGACACGATGCCTCAGAACCTTTCTGACAATGAGTACGCCATCTATACAGCGTTGCGGGATGCAGGTCTTTCTAAGGCCGGCACTGCAGCTGTGATGGGGTGCATGGCAATGGAGAGCGGGCTTCGTGTTACTGCCGAGAATCCGAACGACGGAGGCTATGGGCTTCTGCAATGGACACACGGCCGTAAGACGAATCTCTTGAACTGGTGCTATGCATCGGGTTTGGATGCAAGTTCCGTGTCCGGTCAGGTCCAATTCTTTGTCCATGAGCTCAATGCCACCTACAGTCAGGCAGCTGGGTACTCGTATCCGGTATACGAGACACTCACCACGAGCGACAGTGTAGAAGATTGTCTTGCGATGTTCTTCTCGCACATGGAAGCCGGGGTGAATGTCCCTATCTCGTCCAGCAAGGTCTATTGCGGGAACCTGACCACCTTACAACTCTACAACAAGCGGCTGAACGCTGCTTACAAGTATTTCTAAAAAATGAGGCGATTTACTATGACAAACACTGCGTATAAGACTCGAAAACTACTGTCTATGCTCTCCTGTGCCGAGAAGGAGAACGACGGTCTGATGCTGACGCATAACCTGCAAAACATGCAGCGCAACGGCAAGCAGACGGGCTGCTACGGACACATCATGAATATCCTGAACGGAAAATGCGTGTATGTGACCACAGAACGGTCTTGCTATCAGCCGATTGCCGACAAGAATATGGTTCGCTATGCCGCCGATATGAAGGATTACTCCTCTGTATCGCTCGGTGCCAGGGGCCGCAACCAGTTTGTGACCAATGATGAGTTGGTCGGAAAAATCGTTGACATGCTTCGATAACCGGAGCAAAAAAGGAGCATTACCATGAACAGAATCATCTATACCTTCTTCAAAACCTTAGCTGTCCTGTTTGTTCTCTTCATCTTCCTGAGCATCAGTGCTTTGGCACAGTCCTTCACGCTGCACAATATCGCGCTGCTCGTGGTCAGTGTCATTTGCCTGAACAAATGCTGCGGGATGATGCTTGCGGCAAAAGCTGAAAGAAAGTGAGGAAAAATCATGAATACCAATATTCGCTGGCTCGCCGCTTATACTGCGGACATCTTTGACGATTATCTCGCCGAGATAAAACTTCCTATCGTTTGCAGTGATGCAAGCGAGGAAGAAGACCGGCATAGCAACGAAAACAGTGCGATGCTGTATGGCATGGAATACTGGAATCTCGTGGAAGATATCGAAGCCTATCTTCGTGCCTCTGCCGAGAAGCCGGTCAATCCGAATGAAATTCTTGCCATGTTCGACACGCTTCTCACGGATAAGGGTCACAGTGACTCGATTCCGAGCGGAGAGAAGCGCGATGAAATCATTGCAAGAATCGATAAACTCCTGAAACCAGCGGAGGTAACGAGATGACACTTACACGAAAAGGCTGGAATAGCCTGAAACCCATCACAGCACCCGAGCAGATGCCCGCACCCATCCACTGGAATCCGATGAGCGATGACTGGAAGCGGTGGATTGACAGCCATCAGGTATATAACGGCGAATCGAGATTCTCCAAGGAGATGCTCGATGCCATGAAAGCACTGCATGACAAGATTCTCAGCTTCGGCGGAGATGAGGTCTGCATGACTGCCTACGACGAAGACGCCGTAAAAACACTCAGTCGGGGGCAGTTCTTCTATGGCAGCAGCTATATGCGCAAGGGTCAGCCCAGTCAATGTCACGCGAATTCCGCTTATCTTTGGGATGCAAACCGTGGTCACTGCTCTATTGCGACCGGGTACGCTCTTTCCGAGGACGGGCTTTGGCGTTGTCATTCCTGGGTCGTACAGCCCCGGAGCCGCACGATGCGCGTCTGGGAGACGACCGTTAAGCGTGTGGCGTATTTCGGGTTCGTGATGAACGATACCGAATGCCAGGAGTTTTTGGACAACAACACCTGACTACAAAGGGGTCATTTGCGTGAACGAATCTAACAATATCCAGAAGTTATCTGAATACGGCATGATTGCTCCGGACGGAACATGGTATCCTTGCGAGTTTGGAGAACATGCGGCTCTTGCGGGGCGCATCATCATGCAAAACAGAATACGCCTGAACCTCTCTGATAAGGAAGTCTTGGACATGGCCTATGATTGGAGCGGGAAGGGTCTCGATTACCTGTACCGGCGCGGTTGGATTGCGGTTCGTAATCCGTCTTTGGGAAAAACATTCCTCGATATGGACACTACCAAAACCGCCACGCAGGCACAGATGAACACCGTTTTCGATTACATCCACAAATATGAACGCTATGACATGGATATTTCCGTGCTCACAGCGTACTAA